ACCCGACCCGGCCCAAATGGGAGCAGATCGCCGACACCATCCGGCAGCGCATCACCACCGGCGCGTACCCGCCCCACCATCTCATCTCCGAGGTGCAGCTCGAAGGCGAATTCGGCGTGGCCCGCGGCACGATCCGCAAGGCCACCGCGGCACTCCGCGCCGAGGGACTGATCGTGACGACGCCCAGCCTGGGGTCCTTCGTCGCCGACCAGCCGCCCCGGGCATGACGAAAGCGCCCCGCCCCCTGGTAGAGGGCGGGGCGCCGAGCAGGCCCGGTATCAGTCCGGCACGGACGACCACGTGCCATCCAAGAAAGCGTCGATCGTCGACGGCAGCCACTGCGGCGTACGACCCACATACCGGTCAGCCTGCGGAGCCTGCCCCCGCGCCGTGTAAGCACTCCACGTCGACACCGAAATGTCCCGGCCGCGTCCCCGCATGTACGCCAGCACCTGGCTGCGCGTCAGGTACTGGTCAGCTGCCCCGGCCTCCAGCGACGGGACCGGCGTGCGGGGGTGTGCGCCGAGGATGTGCCAGTCCCGTGGGATCTTCCGCGCCTCCCGCTCCAGCCACTCCACAGCAGTCATCGGCGACGTGGCCGGGAAGCGGGACCAGCCGTTCCACGGCCGCCGCTCCGGCTGCGCGGCCCGCTCTGGCGTGTACCACATCTCCCAGTTCGGCTCGGTCTCGCGGAGTGGCCTGTCGCGCTCGACCCAGATGTCCAGCGGCTGGTGGCCGGAGCATTGGGCGATGGCCTCGGCCACGGTGCGGGCGCGGGGGGTGAGCTGGCCGAGGTCGATGTCCTCGCGGTAGCCGAGGACGAACAGGCCGTTCTCGTCGTAGGCGTCGTGCCGCAGCTTGAGGCTGATGGTGCTCACAGCAATCTCCTGGTGTCGGGGTGTCGGGGTGTCGGGGTGTCGGGGTGTCGGGGTGTCGGGGTGTCGGGGGTCAGTACTCCTCGTTGTTGAGGTAGCGGTCCTCTTCGGCGGCGGCGCGGCGCTCGGCTTCCATCGCGGCGGCGGAGGTCTTGTCCTCGGCCTCGCGGACGAGCTGTGCGAGGCGCGGTGCTGCGTCGAGGCGGGTGAGGTCTACCAGGTAGACGGCGCCCGCGACGCCCGGGTGCCGGGGGTTCTCGCCCAGCTCCTGGTCCAGGCCGAGGGTCTCCAGGGTGATGCCGTAGTCGCCGTAGGTCTGGCGGGTGTGGCCGAGGTAGACCTGCTCGCCGGCGAATTTTCCGGAGAGGGTGATGGGCTGGCCGGTCTCGAAGGCGGAGCGGAGGGTGTCGGCGGGGCCGACGGCGCCGATGTGGCCGCGGTGGCGGCGGGTGCGGCTGGTGAGGGTGATGGGGATGTCGGGCATGGCGGCCTTCCTGGTGCGGCGTGCGCCGATGGCGATGCGGTGGGCGAGGGATGCGGTGTCGATGACCCAGCGGCCGGCGCGCTTGACGGCGGTGATGACTCCGGCGCGGCACCAGTGGCGGATGGTGGGGATGGTGACTCCGGCCTGTGCGGCTGCTGCGGTGGTGTTCATCGGGTTCCTCCCTCTTGCTGATACCCAGACTCTACAGCGCCAAGCTGTACAGAGTCAAGCTGTACAGCGGGTAGGGCTCAGAACGCAGAAAAAGCGCCCCTGCCCGCCAGCCCACAAGGGCCAGCAGACAGGGGCGCAATCGCGCTGTACTACTTGTTCTGACCGGGAGGCACATTGCCGCCGGGGTTCACCACCACCAGAGCCTCACCGTTGCACTCACCGTGCACCGTGTTGCCAGCGGGGTTCTCGCAGGTCCACTCGCCGGCCGCAGCCGGGCCGGCAGACACAGCCAGAGCAGACACCGCCAGAGCCGCGGCGGCCAGAGCCCTCTTCACCTTCATGGATCTCCTCTTTCTTCTCGACTACCCCGGGCGTCAGCCCAGGAGCAGATGGCCGGGCAGCCACGTCAGGATGCCCAGCAGCACGCCCACGACGGCGAGGAGCACGACCGGGTGGCGTTTCGCCCACGGGCGCAGCCACTCCGAGTACGTATCCCCGCGCCGCCGCGACAGCAGCGCCCGCACCTCCAGCACCGCACCCGCCGCCAGCAGCAGCACCAAACCGGCCGTCAGCCCGGCCCACACCCACACCACCGCGTCGCCCCCTAGTCCCCTGAGCCGGAGTTGTCCGCCAGGTGCCTATCAAGCCGGTCCCTCAACTCGCACACCTCTTGGGTAGTTTCATCCAGCTTCCGCTCTGTCCGCGTGACCGTGTCCTTGATCGACCCGCCGCCGTTCGGAGCCAGCTCACGCACCGCGTCCACGATCGTCACGATCCTCCGGTTGATGCGCCACATACTGCGGACCAGCGCACCAATTGCGAGGAGCGCGGCCGCGCCACCGCCGAGATAGACGATCAGATCCACCAGGCGCCTCCCGCGTCAAGACCGGCCCCGGGGCAGCCATGCCGCGGTTGAGGAGTTGCCGATGAACGATCCGGCCGCGCCCTTCACAACGGTCACCGCGGCCGGAAGCGCCGCCCACGCGGCGGCCTGCACCGCCGACAGGCTCAGGCTGGTGAAGCCGCCGGCGAGGAGCAGGCTGACGAGCGCTGCGGCGTAGGTGGCCAGGGTCCGCTCGGCGAGGTCAGCCAGGTAGGTGCGCATCAGGGTCCGATCTTCTTGCGGAGGGCGGCGATCTGCGTGCTGAGGACGACGGCGGCTTTCTCGACCGCGGCCAGCAGTTCCTTCACCGTCGGACCGGCCGGAGCAGGGGCTGGCGCGGGCGGTGTGAGCGTCCATCCGGCGGCGTGCCTGAGCCGCTCCGCGACCCGGCGGCGCACATCGCCCATCGAGATCCCCGGCCCGCGGGGGTCGATCTTCCCCGGCTGCCACTCCAAGTGCCCGATGACCGAGGTGTCCCCGCCGGTGCCCCACCGGTGCGCGCGCAGTACCGCGGCCGATGCGCGGACGATCGCCTCCACCTGCACGGCCGGCCAGGGGTCTTTGCCGTCGCCGAGGTTGACGCACTCGAAGCCGTAGAAGCGGGCGTTGCCGTCGGTGTTGGCCTCGTTGTCCGCGGGCAGCGGGTCCTCGGCGATGACTGCGCGCAGTACGTCGTCGTCGCCGAGTCCGGCGTGGTTGGTGCGGCCGTAGCCGATGAGGTGCACGGTGCCGGTCTTGTCGATGACGCCGTGGCACAGCGGCCCGGGCAGGCTGGTGTAGCCGTCGCGGCAGATCCGCACGCTCGTGGCGGTTCCGGTGGTGACGGTGTGGTGGATCATCACACCGTGGACCGGGCCCCACGAGCCCTTGTGGTTGCGGTTGTGGGTGCGCCAGTCGCCGACCTCGACGACCCGCACCCCCTCGGCCCTGAGCGCGGCCAGGAATACGGACGCAGTGAGCGGAGTGGCCATCAGACACGCTCCCAGTCGTCTGCGAGCGCGTCGGTCTGGCTGATGACCCACGGGACGAAATCGTCGTCTACCGTTTTCATCATCAGATAGGGCCGGAAGCGGCACACGGTCCCCTGGGGGATGCCCGTCGCATCCGCGGTGTTGGCATTGATCGGGATGCCGTCGGGGTAGCCACGCTGGTGGACGACGAACATGCCGGCGCCGTTCCAGCCGGTGCGGGTGACGCGGTGACCGTTCTTGAGCGCATGCAGCGCATCGCCGAAATCCACGGCGTCTCCTTCGGGCAGCAGGAAACCCCGGGCCAAGAGCGGCACCGGGGTGGGGCGGGGTCAGGATGGGGCGACGTAGTAGACCGCGATGTAAGGGCGCACCGACCCGGTTGCTGTGTTCAGCGCGCCACCCGTGTCCTGAAACGGGGCCAGCTCGACATAGTCCGTGGTCCCGTTGAATTCAAATGGGACGCTCCGTGCCTCGGCGGTGAGAGCCGCCGAGGCAAACGCGGTCGTCGCGTGCGGTCTCGCACCCGACGCATCCGGCAGAGACCCGTTTGTGAGCCATCCGACGCCGCGGACTACCCCAGCCGTCGAGGACGCGAAACTGCCTGCACCGGTGCACATGTACCAGCCCGCGACCGGAGGCGTATACCGGGTCGGATCACCGGACGACCACCCGGTGAGATCATCATAATTGATGGTCTCCCACGACAGCGCGTTAGCCGTCGTGGCTACGGTGCTCGTAGCGATCGACTGCGCCGTGTCCCGCGTAGCGCGGAAAACGAGTTGCCCGACCTGGAACGAGGCGTTCAGCGTTCCCGCTGTCAGCGTCTGCCCGGCAGGTATGTACGTGACCATCCGTCCTCCGCCTAAAGTGCCGCGACAACAGGGTAAGCAAGCCGCACATCCGCGCCCGCGCCGTGGGCCTTGACGATCCCGTTCACGGAGCGGGTCACGGTGAAGACCTGCGGGGTCAGCAACGCGAAGTTGTCCCAGCTGACCACGGGGTTGACGTTCGTGTTGGCCCCGTCAAGGCGTGAGCGGCATCCCACCGAACCGGCCGCCGCCAACGAGGCGTCGGTGATATTGAGCTGCCAAGGTGGTTCGGCGTCCGTCGTCTCCCAAGTTTTCGCACGCAGCGCCGAGCCAATCCCCTGGAAGCGTATCCGGTAAAAAGTCGTGGCCACGTGAGTCAGGCCGGTCGTGAAAGAATCTAGGACCGCTCCGGCGCCGCCGACCACTTCGACGATCTGCAGCGTGATCACCTGGCTGGTGGCAAAAGACAGCCGGGCCTGGTAAAGATTATTCGCGCTGGTGAAACGCCCCATGGGGCCAGCCTCGATCGGCCCGCCGGTAGCCAGCTGATCGGTCGCCACGTCCACGTAGATATCGAAATCGGCGTGCGGGGCGGTGATCGCGCTGAAATGCGGAGTAGCAACCGAGGTCAGCGTATGTGTACCAGCGCTGCCAGTGACGTCGAAATTTGCCGCCGCGCCACCACTGTTCGTCCAGGAACCGCCGACATCAGCATCCCCCCAGCCGTCGGACACTGACCGGCCGAACGCGTCCTCCACAGAACCGGTGATCGCGGTCGCTGTCATCACCTCGCCCCCGACGCGGACATCGAACGGGACCTCTGCTGCGTCCGTCGTCCACAGCGGGCCGTCCGTCACCGTCACACTCAGCGAGGTAGCCGTGCTCGTCACCCCGGCCGCGAGCTCACTGCCGTCCGTATCCGCACGGCCCAACACCGTGTCATCGGCCACCGCCACCGTCCACGGTCCCGCCGCAGAGCAGTTGGCCATCATGTCCCAGTCGTACACGCCGATCGTCTCGGTGTAGCCCTGGGCGAGCAGGGAGATGTCATCGGGCGGCAGCCAGACCGGGAGATTAGCCACAGTCAGCCTGTCCCGCACATCAAGCGCCAGCACCTCATCGGCCAGGCCCGGGGCGGCAGCCAGATCGACATGCACAGTGGGGTAGCGGGCCTCATCCCAGGTACCCAGATGCAGCAGCCACCCAACGACGTCAGGAAGCTGGTCATCGGTGGCCAAGTTGAGGGTCACCGAATCGTCGTAGCGGCCGACACCATCCGGCGGCGGCTGCACGGACAGCGGACCGGTCTCCTGGATAGCCCGTGCCGATGTCCCGCCCCGCCGCTCCACCGTCCGGTCATTGCGGACGTTCTCGTCGTCTTCGTCGGGCTCTAGCGGAGGGGCGACCTCGCCCGGCGCCGTGTAGTCCAGTGCGAGGACTGCTGTCTGGTTATATAGGGAGCTGCGGGTGCGGTATGCCAGGCCGATGGTGTTGCGTATCTCGTACAGCATGCCGAGATCGGCCTCTGCGGCATCATCCAGCAGCGACAGCAGGGTAGCGACACGCTGCGGGCCCATCGCGGCGGTATCGTCCAGGTCGTCACCAGTCCGGAAGGTGATCTCATTCTCTCGGCATAGGCGTTCGATGCGGCGGCCTGCTGTCTCACCCTGCCAGGCGTCGAGTTCATTTTTTAGATCGAGAATCGTGGTGATCGTGTCGTAGACCGCGATGTGCCCGATGGCGACGCCGTCCAGCCCTCTGTCTGGGGCACATGTCACTGATTTTGCATGTCCCACGGATTGGCCGAGAAGCGTGTCGATAATTGTGAACCAATTTGGTGCCCCGACTTCCAGCGTGGATATCCTGTAGTCGAGGTTGATGCCATTCTGAGTCATCTCTAGGCTAACTCGAAGGAGCTTCCCGTCGACCTGGAAGAAGATCAAACCGCTATCATAAATCTGGCCCCCCTCGCTGTTGAAAACTTCCACGGACAGATAGCCGCTACTGTGGTAGATGACATCCCAGCGGGCAGCGGTAAGACTCGTGGCCACGCTGATGATCCGCTGCCCCGAAGTAGCCCCAGCAGCCGGGACGTTCATCAGCCAGCGGCACTGCACCTCACCCGTCGATGCGTGCGGCGGCACCGCTCCGATGAGCGAGGAGCCGGTCGTCATCACCGGAATCAGATCCGAGCAGGCGAACCCGTCGAACGACGACATCGTCGGCGCGCCGACGATGCGCATCGGCTGCCCGCCGAGTGCAGACGCCACCGATGTGGCACCCTCAGAGTCCTCACACGGCCAATACGCCTGGGCAGGAGTGACCTCAGGGGTAGTCATCTCCCGCCGCAGCACTGACTGCAAAGGCGTCGCGCCCTGCCCAAGGCGCCGCAGGATGCCCGCTGCCTGCAGCGGCATCCACACATCCTGCCCAGACACATCCCACCGCGGCGGCCAGCTGCTGATCTCGCCGACGAACCGCGTCTGACGGTTGCCTATCGACGCGTCCCCGCCTAGCGTCCACACCAAACCGGCAGTATCCGTGAAGGACGTGGCGCCCAGTGTCTGCGCGGTGAAGTCCGGGTCGGCCACCACCGTCCCGCCGATCCCGGAGCGCACCTCCAGCGCATGTATCCCGCCGACCGGCGGGAAGAACACGCCAGCATCGGCACCAAGGACATCACCCGCCTCCAGCGGCGCGGTGCCCGCGTAGACCGATGTGATTCCCGCGGTGACTCCGGCCGCGCCAAGCTGGATCCACGGTCCGGCGATACCCGGCCCGGTGTAGTGGGTGACCGTGCGGCCGCCCGCACCGTTGTCGACGTCCAGGGTGGAGCGCAGGGCGATACGCCCGGACGGCGAGACCGGGATCGGCACCGTAGAACCAAACTGCAGGTAGCCTGCACCGTCTGCGGACCAGCGCAGGAGCAGCTCACGATTGGTGCCACCCACAGCCAGCAGCCAGGACCGCTGATTACCGGCGGTGTCGTATTTGCCTGCCAGTGTGATGGCCTGGGTGGGGTCCCAGTCATCGAGCGATACCTCTACCCGCACGTCGAGGTCACCAGTGATATCGAGGACCACAGCATCCGGAGTCGACGCCCTGCCGACACCGGGCAGTTCCAGATAGGGCGCCCCCGCGCGAACTGATACCCGGAGCGGTGTATTACGGCCGATCAGCCCGTAGTAAGGAGACATGGGATTACGCGGGCTGTACTTCCCGGACCGGTTATCGAGGGTCAGTGAGCACTTGCCGTGGTCGGCCCGGTTGCCCTGATCGCTCTGGCCCCGGTTGATGCTGATCGGATTACGCGAGTATGTTTCCTGCGCAATGCCAGTCCACACGCCGCTGATCATCAGATCAACATCGACTTCAAGCGGGTCCTCAGGGAACGCCATGATGTTCCCCTCTCAGCGGCCGAAGGCGAGCTGGACGCTGCCCCGGCCGTCGGCTTTCACGATCCGCCGAATACGGCGCTTCAGCTCTTCGTCATCACCAGTCAAATTGATCTCCACCCGCACCACACCACCACCGCCGCGGGTGAGCGGCGACACCGCCGCCCCGCCAGCGCTGCCGCCGGCCATACCAAAGGCCATCCCTGGCAGTTCGCCGGTGAGGCCCTGCAGCTGACCGCGTAGGGCAGGGATCTGGCTGCTTATGCCGCGCTGAAAACCCTCGATGAGCATCTGCCCGGCCGGGGTGAGGAGCCGCTTATCCAGAGACTCCGGCCCCTTCCAGCTGGTGAGGCTGTTCGTCAACCCGCTGAGCATGTCCTGGACGCTGGGGATGTGCTGGCTGATGCCCGAGATGAACCCAGAAATCAAATCCCATCCGGCTTGCAGAAGCGTGTTGCCGAGGTAGCCCAGGGCGCTCTTGGCCCGGCCGGGGAGGCCCTTGATCCAGGTGATTGCCGAGTCGAGCTTCCCGCGGATCCCGCCGACCATCGATGCTCCTGCCGTGCGAGCCCGCTCCGACAGGACCCAGCCCAGGCTTGACAATGCTGATCCTGCCCGGCCGGGCAGGCCGCGGAGCCAGGCCACGGCCGCATCAACCGCCGCCCGGACCCGGGCAATGGCGCCGTCCTTCATGCGCTGGAAGACGCCCACCACGGATGCGACGAGACCCGCAATCCCGGCCATGATCCGGCCCGGCATCCCCGTGAACCAGTCCACGATCGCATTGACCAGGTCCGGCACGATGGAATGCCCGACGAGCCTGTCATACAGCCACTTGAACACATTGACCACGGCAACAATGAAGCCGCGGATCTGCACGTACGCGCGTGCTAGGTAGGCGATGGTGACACCGATCGCCTCGATCAGGAACCCGATCAACGCGCCCACGTCGCGGAGCGCGACACCCGCCGCAGGGCCCTCCTTACCGATGCTTTTGAACATCTCACCGATGCTCGTGCCGAGCTCCCCCAGGACCACACCGAGCGAATCAAAAACTGGCTGCCCATCCTCCAGCATGCTCACGAATCCGGGCATAATATTCCGTGCGAGCCGGTCAATGCCGTCCGCCAGCGGCTTCACGAACGGCGCGGACGCCTCGAACGCGCGCCGGATCAGCGGCTCCAACTGAATGAGTGTGCCCTCGAATGTTTTCAGCGCCTCGGTGAACGGCTTGATCATCGGTTTGGCGGCCTTATGGAAAATGCTCTTCGCCGAGTCCACCAGGCGCCTCGCGGCGCGTTTCACTTGTGGCTCGTCTTTCAGGAGCACCGCGCCCAGACCGATCACCGACAGGCCACCCACGGCGATGACCGCACTCGCCAACAGCGCCCCGATCAGCGGCAGCATCACCGCCACCGCGCCCGCCGCCATAGCGGTCCCGATCTGCCCGACCACCGGGCTCGACTGGATCGACGACACCACGCCCTGCAGCCCGGCCATGCCGCCAGTGAACGCAGCGCCGAGCCCTCCGCGGATAGCTGAGGTGACCGACCCCATCAGGCGCCTGCCGAGGCCCTGGCCCATGAGGCCGCCCTCGTCAACGAACCGCCCCCGCATGTCCCGCAGACGCCCGTTCGTGTCCCGCTGCAGACCCCGCATACGCAGATCAGCCGAGTCCAGGCCGCGACGCCAGCCGGAGTCATCAGCGCGGAGGAATCCGACCAGTTCGCCGATCGTCAAGGCCATCGCGGGTCACCTTCCCGTCCGTCGGCGCACGCAGCGCTGCTCGGATCTGCTCCGGGTCGTCGATGATGGCCAGCTCATCGCTGGCGACTGCGCGGAAAACTGCTGCCGATGACAGCCCGCAGAGGAGGCATGTGAAACGGCGTCGTGTCATCGCTGCGATGTCCCGTGGGCCGAGCCCGTATTCGCGCTGGAAATCCGCTTCGATGGCCCACCAGTACTCGCGGACTGCCGTCTCCGTGTGGCTCGGTTCGGCGCGCTGGGCTTCGGAGCTTTTCCCACGTCACTCTTCTGCAGCTGCTCGTACACCTCGCGGAATGACAAGTCGTTCCCACCGGCCTGGGCCATTCCCCAGGTGAAAACTGTTTGCAGTTCCCGCAGGCCCATTCCTGCGTCTTGCCACTGGTCGAGGACTTTGGTGCCGAAAAGCATCTCCACTAGCTCGGCTACGTCGTCCCACTCCGTGGAATCGTGCAGTTCCTCGGCGCGTTTCTCCAGGGCGAGCGGAATGTCTGTAGGGACTGGCACGGTGACGCCGCGGATTGTTTCCGTGCGGCCTTTGGCAGAGACCTCGGCCCAGAACTCATCCCACGACTGATGTTTGGTGGTCACGGCTTGGCCGCCGTAGTGGCCGCGCCAGACCGGGTGAAGGTCGCCGACCAGGTAACTTTGTCGTTGTTCCCGCCGCCCTGGTCACCGAGGTTGACATGCGCCGTCCACACCTCCCACGTGGTGTCGCCGGGCGCGGCGAACTTGAACCCGCCGAGACTGGCCTCGCCGAGGCGTTCGGACAGGGTTTCGACGTCGGCCTGGCCCGGGTCGAGAGCACCTGTTACTGCGTCTTTCAGCCGAAACCCTTCCAAAGTCATGGTTTTGGAGATCTGCATTTTCTGCGATTCGGCCTGCCCATTGGAGGCGTAGGTCGTGGTGTCGGTGGTCTCCTCCTCATGTGTTTTGGAGAAAGTGTTGATGCCGCCGATCGCGGTCCATGTTCCGGGCGTGTCCGGGTCCTCGATCTCGAATTCGACGTCGCGTGCGTTGTACTTGACGGCGGCCATTGGGTCTCCTCCGGGCATGATGAAGAACCCGCAGCCCTACGGCGGCGGGCAGAAAGACGAGGGACTACACGCGGTGGGTGGTCACCGACCGCGTCTCAAGCCGGTAGTTGCACACGTGCTCGTGCCGCCCGGTGGCATCGATTCCGATAGAGGCCGGCACGGCCTGAACGGCGACCGATGACAGCAGCAGCGTCCCATCAGGGAGAGTGACGGGGCCGAGGCCATGCAGTTCGTCGCGGATGGCCTCTGCCCGGACGCGGGATACGCGCGGGTCTTGCCCCCCGCGCACGCGCGCCTGCAGGGACGGTTCGTCGTAGCCGAGCTTGGAGTCCGGGTCTGGCCCGCCGTACAGAGTGAGGACGACGCACACGTCCGGCGCGGGCGGCATCACCTCGATGAACAGGTCCCCGCCTGTCCCGCTGGGCTCGTAGACGGCGAGGCCGGCCGCGTGCAGGTGCCGGGCGAGTCCGTCGAGGAGATCAGCCACGCAGCCACCTTCGTAGGGGGACCGCCATTAGTTCCAGCACGGTCTGCCGCTCCCGGGCCATAGGGATCTCCAGATATTTCGCGGACCGGCCAGGGGCGTGCTGCCAGGTGAGCTCCTCGTGTTGCCGGGCTGCGTAGGGAGTATCGAAGCTGATTGATCCGTGAAGGCCGTTGACATCGGCTTTGCCGGACCGCTCCAGGGTGCCCTCGTCGAGCGGCACGATCTTCTTTGACTCGGCGAGGACGTGTTCCAGGCCGCGGCGCAGGCCCTCGGAGGCGAGGCGACGGCCGCGGGAGGTCCACAGGCGTTGGCCGTCGAAGCGGAATCGTGTGTATTGGGTCATACGAGCTGCACCTCATGGTGATCGGGGGTGGGCAGCCCGCCGCCGGAGTGCCGAATTTCGGCGATCACGGTCGTTTCGCGGCCGTCGGGCAACGTGATCTTCGACTCCGGCGGCGCGGTGACCACGTCGAGACGGCAGTAGAACGTCGACGAGCTGGTGACCTCCCGGCCGTCCAAGGCGCGGACGAGCCGGGTCTTCTGCTCCAGGAAGCACCACACCGCGACTGGATCGCCGTACTGCGGTCCGTACGCACTGTCCCCCTCGTACGGCTCCACCATGACGGTATGCCGCAGCAGGGAAGCCGGAATCATCACACTGCCACCGCCCCGAGAACGAACTTGTCCAGGGTCAGCTGCGGATTCATCAACTCGTCCCACACGCCGGGCGCGATCTGCTGCGTAGGCGAGTCGCTACCCGACACCGACGTTACCGACCGTGACAGCTGCACTGAACCGATCTTCACCGTGCCCCAGCCCGCGCTGTCCGCGCCAGACGTCGAGCCGCCCAGCTCGCTCCACCATCGGGCTTGTGCACACACCGCACGGGCGAACGCAGCGATCACCACAGCGTCCGTCGGCATGCCCGCGTCGTCCACGTCGTACCAGCAATAGCGCAGGACCCGCGAGTCGAGCAGCACCGTGGCCTCGGCGAGGAGCTGGGCGGCGTTCGCCGGCGCGTCCGCGTACAGGTAAGCGGCGAGTTGTTCAGCTGTCGCATACACGTGGCCAATCACCGGCGCTTGGACGGTGACGGTCTCCGTGGCCGTCACAGGCGCGCCCGATTTCAGGCCTGACCACTGCGCCAGGTAGTCGCCGGGTGTGAGGCCGATGGCAGGCGTCCAGGCGTAGCCATACGAGCCGACGCCAGGATGCGTCACGCCCGACGTGGTGGCGGCGAGGGCGATTGCGCCTGAAGCGATGCTCGTGATGCCGATCGTCGGGGTGGCGTCGAGGTCGGTGAGGGATCCGCCCTCGAAGTCGTAGAACTGGGCAAGGAGCACGACGGCCTGCCCGGCGACTACGTCGGTCATGCGGTGCTCCCGTCCGTGATCAGCCCGACAGTATCGAGAGCGGTCAGCAGGGATGCGAGGGCCGCGTTACCTCCGCGTGAGCCGGTGACGGTCTGCCTGCTGACAGGGATCTCGCCGTGGAAACCGAGCTGGTCGGCGTCGGGGTCGATGGTGTGCCGGACCGCCCCGTACAGGGCGGAAACAAACTCTCGTTTGCCTGCGTGCTGAGCGGCCAGGGCATCGGCGGCGTACCGGTCGTAGGAGCGCTGGGTCCCGTCGAAGGCGGTGCCGGACCAGTTGGACAGGATCAGGTCGACGCCGGTGGCCTCCAGGTCGAGCGCTGCGCCGCCGCGGCGGAAGCGGTACCCCTTGCCTGTCCCCTGGATGAGGAAGTCATCGTCAGTGGCGAGTGTGTCTGCTGCGGCCCGGTACAAGTTCGTGTCGACGGCGGTAGTGCCGCCGCCGAATTCTATGACGCCGCCCGCATTGATGAGCAGACGGCGTGCGGTGTCGGCAGTCAGGCGTACGGCGATGACGTCTGTGCTGGTGGCGGCGCCGATGGCGACGAGGATGTCGTTGACGTGGACGTGCGCACCGAAGTTGACCTGCCCGGTGAACGTGGCGCCGGCCAGCGCGGCCAGCGTCGCAGCTACGCCGTCGATGTAGCCCCTCGACGCAGCCGCGAGCGCGGTGTCCGGAGAGGAGTCCGGCAGCACCAGCTCACCAGTCATCACGTCGCCAGCGATGTCGACTTTGCGGGCGTCACCGGCCGTCGACACATATCCAGTTGCCGCCATCTGACGTACCTCCTCCCCGGTTGGACGGTTGATGCGCTACGCGGATGCGCCGACGATGACGATGTTGTACGTCACCGATGTGCCTGCGCCCGAGTTGGTGGCCGTCAGCAGATCACCGGTACCCGCCGTCACGACTACGCCTGTGGCGCCCGGAGCCCACCACAGGAATCCTCCGCCCGGCAGGACGGACAGCCCGTCGCTCGCCGCCGCGAACAGGGGCACACCGTTAGTGGCAGGACGGCTGAGGTTGACGTTGTTGGTGTTCCCGGCTGCGGCAACCAGATAGACCAGCTTGATCCGTGCGAAAGTCAGCGTCACGCCGAAGCTACTGACCAGGACTCCGGCGAGGTCGAGGTCTTCCGTCGCGGATGCGGCGAGTGTCCGCTGATCGTGCCAGATCAGGTCGGCTTGGTTGGTGCCTGTTCCGGGGCCGAGCGGCATCGTGGTGAGGATGTCGAGCGGTACCCGTCCGGTGGCCAGGTCTTGCGGGTTGGTCTGCGTGGACGCCAGCGACACTGTCAGCTTGGTGTTGGCCAGAGCCATGGTCTCCCCCTCTCAGGTGGCGACGATGTACGGCGCGAACTGCTTCGCCGTCGGGGTCGCGATCGTGGCCGGTGCGGTCGTAGTCAAGCTGGAGCCTGAGGACTGGGACAGGTTGCGCTCTCCGGTGACGATCGCAGGGGCCACAACGGAGCCAAGCAGCGTCGGCGGCGTGGTCGCGGTGACGTTGATCGCTGCCCAGTAGATGCCGGACTCGGTGATGCTCTGCGCGGTCGCCAGCGCGAGCGTATTGGTTGTGTTGGCCGCCCATGCGGTGGTGGTCTGGTCGGCGGTCTGCGCGAGCAGCGCCGGAGTGGCTGCACTGGAGTACAGGGCGAACCACCAGGCGGTCGGAGTGCCGGCCGCCGTCGCCCCACTACGGAAGCTGAGGTTGGTGATGGTGTCCCCAGCATGCAGGTAGATCGGCACCGAGGTCATGACGCCGGTGGCGAGGGCGACCTGACCGGTGTCGCTGGCCGAGTCGTACAGGCCGATGCGCGGCATGTTGCGGCGGAAGAACGTGTCCGGAGAGGAGGGGTCGGAGAGGTTGTAGTGCGCGAGTGCGTCGCGGACGTTGCGCGAGTAGGCGCCGAGCTGGGTCACTGGTCCGCTCCCTTCGAGGTCGTGGTCTTGCGGGCACGGGAGGGAGCGGGCTGCTCCGGCTCTGGCTCGTCGAGCGGTTCGATGCCGTAGCCCTGTGCGCGGAAGTAAGCGAGCGCGGGCACCTGCGTCTCCGAGTCGACCTCGGCGATGCCGTTGGTGAAGTTGACGCCGACGGAGACCCCGGTGAAGCCGAGGACGGGCGTCCTGATGAGGTACTTGCTCATGGCCGTCAGTCCTCTCAGACCACGTCGATGGCGCGGAGGACGCCAGCGGCCTTGGTGTTCTTGACGACCAGCGCGGCCGGGCCCATCTCGATCTCGCCCGTCTTGACCGCACCGGAGTTGGAGAAATCGGGCAGCCAGGTCTCCACCAGCGGGTTACCTGCGGACGATGCGCCGTGGACGGAGTCCAGACCGAACGTCACCGCGTACAGGTCCGTCGCGGACGACGACACGGGGATGATCGGCGCTGAGCCGTCGGAGCGGTCGCCGAGGTCCTGGAGGACCCAATCCCCGTACCGCATGATCGTGCGGCCGAGACTGTCCTTCTCCTCCGTGTAGATCGCAGCCCACCGGGCCAGCGCCTTGAAACGGGTGATGGACTTGGTGTTGCCGAGGATCGCCTTCACGCCCGGAGGCAGCGCGCCGGGGGCGCCCTGGTCGCCGCCACCGGTGTGCGACGGGACGATCGTCGACAGCCACTCGTCGACCTCGTCCAGGCGAGCCATGGCCAGGGCCTGCGAAATGACGGTCGCAGCCGTCCAGTCCGCGACGACGGCGGTCTTCTCTGTGCTGGTGCCAGTGAGGATCTTCGACAGGCCGTCGAAGCCGTTCGCGTCGACGGCAGTGTCTCCCAGGATCAGCTCCTGCGCGAACCGTGTACGGATCGACGTCAGCAGCTGCTGCATCTGGAACGTGACCTCGTTGGTCTGCGCCGGGCCGAGGTTCCTCAGCACCCGGTCCAGGGTGAACGATCCACCCATCGGCTTGAGGTTCACCGACGCCGGCGCGCGGGTCGCCTGGCCGGGCGTGTACTCGGTGTTGATCGCACGGAACGCGGCCGGCGCGGCGGCGGTCAGACGGGTGTAGCCGTAGGTGAGGCTGCCGCCGGCGGTGCCCGGGGTGACCGTGTCGTCGAAGACGATCTGGTCGAGCAGCCAGGAGTAGCGGCGCAGGTTGTCGATGACGCTGTAGTCCACGTCAGTCGCGCTGTTCACCTGCGCCTGCGCGAGGGTGATGGGCATGTGGTGCTCCTAGGTGTTAGCCGCCGACGAGGCTGGCGGCTACGGCTTGGCCGAGGGAGGTGGGGCGACCTGTGGTCCCGGGCCCGCCGGGGAAGTCGCCCCCGCCCCGCCTCGGCGCCTGGCCTGTGCGGAGCTGGGTATTGCTCTCGACGGCGGCCTTGATGGCGTCGTCGAGCTTGGTGGCGAAGTCGCTCGCCGAGGGGTCCAGCCCCCCAACGGACTTCAGGAACGACCGGCTGTCCAGCAGCGCGGCCGGGTTGGCGTCGTGCTTGCCCGCGGCCTTGTAGGCCGCGAGTTCGATGGCCTGCGTACGCGCGGAGGCCGCGAGTTCGGCAAGGCGGGAGTCCTTCTCCCCGAGTTCGGCGGCAAGCTTGGCCGGGTCGGGGGTCTCGTCGGGCTTGAGGAGGCCGAGGTCCTTGAGCAGCTGCTCGCGGGCCTCCTTGGCGGCGTTCTCCTTCGCGGTTGTACGGGACTTGGCCGCTTCCGCGTTGGCGTCCTTGATGATCTTCTGTGCCCAGTCCGGTAGCGATTTCACGTCACCCTCGGGCGGCGCGCTCGGGGGCGCAGCGGGAGGGGTAGGAGGCGTGGCCGGAGGTGTCGGCGGCGCGGGAGGCGCAGGCGCAGGCGTAGGTGTCGGGGTGGGCGGCGGAGGTGTGGACATGCGGGCCCTCCTGGGGCATCGCTGGCCCGCGCCTGGCGGGCCTTGGGGTGTTCAGCGCGCGGAGCCGATCTGCTCTCGCGCGGGCTTGCGGCGTAGGTCGGGGTGCGCGGCCACGTGCTCGCGTTGCGCGGCCTGCCACGCGCGGACTTTCGCGCTGGCCGCGCGGCGTACCTGCTCGTCCATGGCGGAGGCCTGGCGGCGCTTCCACGCTCGGATGTGCCGTTCGATCTCCCGCTGGCGCTGGGTGTCCTCGTAGGTGGTGCCGGGCGTCGGATGCGACGGCGGACGGGTCGTCACTCCCGGCAAGTACGCGCTGAGGGAGTGCCGGTAATCGACAGTTGGGGTGAAATAGCCCCAACCGTCTCGCCTCCAAGAGTGATCCGGCGACGTGCACCGCGACTGTGCGGCGGCGCTCGATCGCGTGTGGCTCGCGTACGGTGTGCGGCTCGGCCGGGCCCGACAGGGACAGTACTTCGCCTTCCCACGGTGCGCACAGCGGGCAGTTCAGCGGCGCGTCGCTCACGATGACCAGGCCGACGCCGATCTCTGCGAGGGCGTCCGTGTGGCCCTCGATCGCGGCGCGGGCGGTCACCGAGCGGACTGCCATCTCCGCGTAGGCGCCGAGTTCCCAGGAGCGGCCTGCCCGGTCGACGAAGCCGGTCACACCGCGCTGCGCGAACTGGTCCAACGCCCGTTGACTGGCCTGCCGTCGGGTGACCGTGCCGAGCAGCGGCCCGGAGGCCACACGGGAGACCACGTTGCGGTACGTGTCAACGACCGCACGGGTGATCCGTACGTACAGCGGCCGGGTATCGGCGGCGTACGAAGCAGCCAGCCGGTCCACGGCGGGGGTGTTCGGCAGGACGCGCCGGGCCTGAAGTTCACGGCCGATGTCCAGTGCCCCCAGTTCGGCGACGGCGGCCTGTCTGCCCCGCCCGTACGCTTCCGCAAGCGCCCGCGCGACGGCTCCGTTCGCATCCTGCTGGAGCGCGTCCGCGATCTGCTCGACGGCCTCCCGTAGATCCCCGATGGAGCGGAGTTTGATTTCCGCCCACAGCGGCGAGTCGATGCCCTGGGCGAGGGCCTTGGTGAGGCGCTCGATAATGGACAGCTCGGCGTCCTCGTACAGCATGGTGATCGCTGCGGCAAGGTCTTCGGCCATGGCAGGGGAGACGGGCATGGGCTACGCCTCCGGGTCGTCGTCCCCGCGGGCGGCCGGGGGGAAGCCGGGGCCAGGGCCCTCGGCGCCGGTCTGTGTGGGGTCGTTGACAAGGGCGCCGGTCTCCTTCAGGATTCGGTCGGTTTCCTCACGGACGGCGGTGTCCTCCCAGTCCGGATGCAGCATCCGGACCTTGGCTTCCGCGCTCGCCGCCTGCGCGCGGGCGAGGAGTTCGATGGTCTCGGCAACGCTCTTCGGATCTTCGGACACAGAGTCGCCGAACTCGATCTTCGGCCGCTCCGCCTCGACGGACGAGAAACCGAGCTGCCGGTCCAGCATGAGGAGAACCTCGCCGATCTGCGACAACTCCGGGGCCCAGTACCGGCCCTTCCGGTCCCGGGTGATCATCGACCTGCGCTCGCGCGCCACGACCTCCGTCGCCGTGACGGCCGTGGCATCGCCGAGGCCGAAGGACTGTGCGGAGTAGCCGGCCGCCTGAACGGCCTGGCGGGTAAGGGCGGCCCAGGTCTGCTCGTGCTCCTGGACGCGGATGTTGAACTGGTTGAGGGTGATGCCCTCGCCGGAGGTCGGCGATGCGTTGATGAGCGTCCACACGTCGCGGTCGTCGTCGAAGGACGCGCCCTTGCCAGGACCCTCACTCTGGAGCATGCCGCTCGGGACGATGATCCTCGACTTGGCGAGCCGGATGTCCTGCATCCAGCTGGTGTACGTCTCGTCCAGGCTCATGAACAGGTCGCGGATCCCGTCGTCCTGCCAGTCCGATCGACCGAGCATCGAGCCGCGGTACTTCCGGTTGGGCCGAATGTTCGGCACGTACACGGCCGTCAGTGCCTTGATGCCAGTCTCGATGCTGTCGCCTTCGACGCCGAGGGAGTCGACCAGGTCGGCAGTGTCCTCGTGCTCGGTGAGCGGGACTCTCGTGCCGAGGTTGTCGAGGGTGCCCTCGAACAGGCCGTGCGACACCCGCCCCGGCTCGTGGAGCTCCAGGTGCCGCCTCACCTCGTTGCCGCGGCGCTCTACCTCGCGCCAGATGAGGATGCTGGTCAGCACCCCCATCGACCACTTGGGGATCACGCCGTCGGCGTGCACGGCAGTGAGGAGCGGTCGCTGGGCAAGGTCGGCGTTCCACGTCGCGCGCAGGCACACGCCGCCGAGTGCGGCCGACAACTCCGCAGCCTCGAGGAGGGTGTTCGCTGCTCCGCCCTCTTCGAGGATCTCGGCGAGGCGCTCCTGAATGGTCGTGTTCTCGACTGTGAAGGTCGGCGGCTCGGAGAACAACAGGTCCGCGCTCGTCGAGGCGATGTCGGCGGCGAGCGGCACATGCAGTCGGTTGTCCCGACGGCCGACCGGGCGGCGCCGCTCCCAGAACCGCCAGGGCCGGCCGTTCCCGTCGCGCTCCTGGCCGCTGCCGTTGTCGTAGCCCTGAAGGGCGTACACGGCGCGGAGCTTGGTCTTGTCGCCGGAGTACCAGGCGTCGTCGATGCACATGTCCCGCAGCTGCGACGCCAACTCGCGGGGAGGCCACGGGGCGTTGTTCTCAGGCAGCGGCACCGGTCGCCTCCCATTCGATCAGGCCGCGCCACTCGTGCGCGGTGGAGTGCAGGGCGTATCTGAGTGCGTCTGCGGAATGATCATCGATCTTCAGCGGCTTGTCCTCGCCCCGTTCAGCAGCCCTCTCGTCCCACGCGTAGCCGGGGAGTTCGCCGAGCAACCCGGCACAAGAGCGGTGGATGCGGAGCAGGCCGGAGCCGAGCGCCACGCCCACGGAACGGATGCCGTCGAGGACGTCGTTCACGGCCGGCGCGATGTTCGGGACGCGCTCGGTCCACAGCTGGTTCATGAACGATGCGGCGGACGGGTCCACGAAGATCCATTCCGGAGTGACACCCCGCCCGTTCCCAATCTCCCCGGGGCGCCGTACGTTCGCGAGCCAGGCCCGGACGTCTGCGGAGTACTGCGCATCGGTCTGCTGCCGGAACGCCGCTGTGGAGTCGTACCGGTACTCGGAGACGGCGTACAGGTGTTGGTCCTCGCCGAGGCCCATCAGGACTGCGCTGAAGGGGTTGATGGTGCCGTAATCGATGCCGACCGCGATCCATCGGCGCATGTACGGCAGGACGTCGATGATGTTGCGGTCCTCGTCGAACATGTCGTAGACGGCGCCCTGTGCGAGGCACCACTCGCCGAGGATGAACCGCCGGTACCACAGCCCGACGTACTGCCGCTTGAGGCGGGCGACGTAGGCCGGGCTCAGCGTTGGGTTGTCGTCGAGGGTGAAGTGCCAGTTCGTCAGGCCGACGTCGGCGGCCTTGAGGATGAAGTCTTTCCTCAACCAGTGGAACGGCCCGTCAGGGTTGGTGGTGGCCAAGAGCCGGGATTCGTCGCCTACGCGCAAGCGGGAGAGCAGCATCATCCAGAAGCCGTGCGGGAGCAGCGTGGCCTCGTCGACGTACGCGAGGGCGATGGTCGCGCCTCGAATGCGGCCTTCCGCACGTACATCCGAGGCGCCGACGAGGTGCACTGTACGGCCCAGGATCGTCGCGGTCGTCGACCCGGTGGTGTGGTGCACGTGCGCGGCGAGAGGCCCGAACAGGTGCTTGGACTGGAGCGGGTCGATCAAGTTCCGCTCGATCGTCTGGAGGGTGCGGCCGACGATGACGACCAGGCCGTGGTCCGGGGCTGCAACCAGCGCGATCAGGAACGCGATCAGCGATGCGATCGTTTTGCCGGACGACACCGCGCCGGACCACAGGCCGATCGGGGCCTGCTGCGCCTCGACGATACTCGTGATCTGTTTGCGGGACAGCGGCAGCGCGAGGTCACGGAGCATCACCGCCCCCCTCGCCGCCGGCCTCCTGCGCCTGCTGCTCGCGGTACACCTGGGTAAGCCCGATAATGAGCTGGCCGACCATGCTCCGGGCCCGATCGGCGCCCTGGTCGTCCGCAGGCGGTACGAGGCGCAGCGACCGGTCGATTGCCATGCCTGCGGCGGCCATCAGGTTTTTTTTCGCATCGGCCGGCGGCTCGTCGACGGCCTGCTCGGCGTACTCGTTGTCTTTGCCGCCGAAACTGTAGACGACGGCGGGCTCCCACATGGCGCCGCTGAGGCGCATGGCGTCGTGGGTGAGGTCGACGGCGAGTTGGGCGCGCAGGGCGTTGAGGTCCGCCATGCGGGCGCGGGTTGCTTCTTCCGTCATCGTCCGGTCGAAGGCGAGGTTGAGCTCGGCGGCGATGACGCTGACGGTTCGCGGACTCCGGCTGAGGCGGCGGGCGATTTCGTTGCGTCCGTGGCCCTCGGCGTGGAGGACCCGGACGGCGTCGTATGTCTCTTCGGTGACGGGGCGCGGCTTGCGGGGTGGGCGTTTCGGGGCGGTCATCATTCACCTCCCCGGGGTGGTGTCAGCAGGCGTCGAACCGCCAGGCGCCGGCCTCGTTGACCCACGGCTGGGACTTCTGGTCGAGGATGGGCAGGCCCATGCCGTACGACACGCGGGCGAGGTCACCGGATATCTGGTCAACGGTGACCGTTTCCACGTTGAGCTGCCCGTAGTCTTTGCTGGCCTGTTCCAGTTGCGCCGTGTAGAACGTCTGGTTGATGTCGGCCTGGCAGCGTTCGGAAAGCATCGCGTACCCGGTGTCCGGGTCGGGTTTGAAGTAGGCGGCGGTGTAGTCGCGCACGGCCTGTTCGAGGTCTGCGGCAGCGGTGTCCGTGGTGGTGGCGGCGTCGGCTGGTTGGGCTGCGGCTGGCTTGCTGGTGTCGCTGCTGCATGCGGTGATGGTGAGGAGCGCGGCGGCGATGGCCACGGCGGCTGTGTGTCGGGTTCGCATGAGCGGATGGTGTCGCGCGGCGGGCTGGCGCTGGGCACCTGTTGCGTAGCTGTGACGTGTTGCGGCCCCCATTGAGGAGTGGCGGGGGCCGTGTGTATCTGTGTGCGGGCACGCCGGACGCGAGGCCCAGCTTGGGGTACGACAGGACATTAGGTCA